GGACGAACTTGATTTTCATATGACACCCCGCAGGTGAATGTTATCTTGTTTATGTCATTCGCCTTCGGGGGTGTATTTGCCTGCTTTTTCTCGCATTTTCATCAGTTGATGATCACGGATTCAGGTTGATTATTATTAGCTAGAATCTGGTTTCCTTGCAGATTTACCGACGAAATGGTAGCTCCGGATCGTGTGACTTCCAGAAACGAATTGCGTATATCATCATAATCATCAACAACCCGTATAACAAATCTTCTGTTTTCTACATATACGTCCCAGCGTTTCTCATTTTCTCCGACATCTTGCTCACTGAATGTGATTACAGGGATATTTCCTGGCAAATAGAGAACGCCTTGAACAGTAAGATTACCCTGTACCGAACCTCCAAGATGAGTAAATATCTGAATCCAAGGAGACCAAGTTCCGGCACTTTTTCTGCGATAAAAAAATACATTTCCAGACCTACCCATAAACAATTGAGTTTGGTGATTCGCATCATAAACAATCGCCAAACAGCCTGACCCGCTTCCTCCTATACCGGGTACGCCTGCCGTATCGGACACTGTGGTGTAAAAACCTGATGTCACGATATCATTCAGGTTATTATTCGGCGGCAACATTGCGCGGCCATTGTCTTGCGTGACCTTATATTTTTGCCAGCTGTCGGTGCTGTTCCGCAATTCCACAAGCTGCTGCTGCATGTCCCTTGTCATGGCTCCGGCTGTTGCGATCGGTCCGAGAGGCGTATACCCGGACGCAGGCGTCCGAACATCCTGGAGTTCCGATGCGACGCTGTCCAATTTTGCTTTGTCGGCGGCGCTCATTCGCCCGTCCTGGGTCGGCGTCGCCAGTCTTGTCACCTCGGCGTCCAAGACGTCCGCATTATAGTTCAAGTCGTCAATATTGACCACATCAGTCCCTTCGGGTTTTCTGAGCCCCAGATTGTCCGTCAATTTCATACCATCACGCTCCCTCGTAAGTCTTCAATTCGTCCCAAGTCTTCATCCCGGCTTCACTCCAATTCAAATCCGACACCATATCCCAGGTTGAATAGGTGTACTCGAAACTGTAAGCCAAATGCGCGGGCTTGATCTGTTCGAGCATTTGAATAAACCCCGGCATATTGGGCGGAATGCCCTTCACGCCGACAAACTTCACAACAAATCTGTATTCCGCCGGATACTCGATGACATCGACCTCCCCGCCGGAAAAAGCAATCGCGGCGTTTTGGATCATCTGCTTCGTTGTCGTGCCCGCTCCGCGAAGCTTCGCCATAATCTGCTCCCGCCTTCGTTCGACCGGCTTGGCCGGATCGATCGTCATGCCGAGTTCGGATTCCCAGTGCGACAGCCCCCATGTTGCCGTCGATACAAAAAACTGATGAAGAATGTCGTCGGTTAAGTACGACAGGTTGCCCAATTCTTCTCCCAAAGTTCCCTGCAATTTTTGCATGTGATCGATCGTTTGGTAATAATCGGGCAGATACTTCATCAGATCCGTCGGTTCGATGTCCGGGGTATCGGTGAAGGTTTCTCCGTTGACTGACATAGAAACATGAGATTTACCGTTTCCGACATCCATCGTCCGTTCCCCCCTTCAGTCGGTTCCAAACTTCTGGGATGATTTGGATCGACGCCAACCTCCTTGCTCCGGATGCGCCATCCGTCACACCTCCAGCGTCAATGTCCCGAGCACCGGAACTTCTTCATCATCCAACGCGATATTGGTCATGCCGCCGTTCAGGCTCAAGCCGGCGTAATCGAGCACACCGGGCGTGCTGAGCAGCAGTGTGCCGATCCGCGCGTAACTCACATAGGTGAGTTCGAATGCGGTCTCCCGCAAGTACGATGCCAGCAGTTGTTCAAAATCGCCGCGCACCTGCTGCAGGGTGTAACCTTGCGCCAATGTGACCGCGGCCGATATGTCGATCGCTTTTCCCTCTGCCGAAACGACCGTCACGTCGGCGCCGATCGGCCTCACCGCTTCAATATGCGCAGCCGCCGCAGCGACGAGTGCCGGAGGGGCCGGCTTGCGCTCCGAATCGACGATGATCACCTTCACCGTCCCGGGACCGTTCCACAAAGGCAGTACTTTCGCGGCGCCCACGCCCACGACTTCCGTCGCCCACCGTTTGTAATCGGCGGCGTTGCCGCTTGTGCCGGGTTCGCGTACTTTCTGGAGATATCGATTCCGGAGCGATTCATCCGACTCGGTCTCCTCTCCGGGTACGAGCACATCCGCCAGTTCGGCGCGAGCCAGGCCGGGAACATATTCAATCGGAAGCATCTGCCCATAAACGTTGTTGCCGATTTCGCCCGGCGTTTCGCATTCCAGTTCGAATTCCCCAACCGCAGTTCGGGTACGAACGACAAAATTCACCTGTTCACAAGAAAACCGGCTGCCGATCGGGACATCCATCGGCTGGTTGTTCGAATCGAAAAAAAGCCCTTTCCGCAATGCTGCGGATGCGGGCTTCCGTGTGATCCCCATATCCGATGCGCGCAGATCCAGATACTCACCGCCGGCGGTTTCACCGAACCCGAGTCTCAGCACGGTGTCCAGTTCGATATACATCTGCGCCAGTTCGGCGGCCGCCGGAGCCAGGGCATCGTAAATGATACTGCCCTGCCTTTTATCGATGCCGGACGGCACGCGATCCAACATGCGCCGAAGGATCGCATCAAACGTTTGATGTTCATACACTCGCCGTCACCTCCTCCTGAAACGTGCCGAAAACAGACACGACCGTGAATCGGACGGTCGCGGCATCGCCGTTGAAGCCGATCTCAACATCCGTTACATCCAAGATGCGATCGTCCTGCAGGAGCGCCTCGCGAATGCGCCTTCGCAATTCCGATTCGGCAAAGGTTCGGCTCTGGCCGATCAGTCCGCTCAGTTCAGCTCCGTAACCGGCGTCATAGATCTCATGGGCAAATCTTTTCGTCTGCAATGTTTTATAAACCGCTTGACGCACCGCCTCCACACCGTCAATCATCCCGGCGATTCTCCCGTTCTCTATATCCAGTTTCCAAGTGCGGGACGGTTGTGTGACGGTTTCGACGATGTCCGTGCCAATGGTTGCGCCTGTTGGAATCACGTTACCACCACCTTGTCCACGATAAGATATTGTTGCCCGCCCTGTATTCGCAGCAGAGCAACCCGATCCCCGGCCTGCAACCCCCGGCGCACGACGTATTCGGTGCCATTCACGGTCATCGTGCATCGGGTGAGCGACTCGGGCAGGATTAAAAAATCCGCATCGAGCGTGAACCGTTGATCCACGTTGACCTCGAGCGGATTCATCTTCGTGACCGTGCCGAACAACACAGCCACCGGTTTGCTTGCTTCCAGCGCATCCAGCGCGGCTTGCTTAATCGCATTCAGCATCAAATCACCTTCAGTGTAATGGACATTTTATGATTGGCTCCGTCAAAACTGTGTTTGACCTCGTCCGCCATCATCAGTTGGACGATGCCCAGGGACTCGATTTTGACCGGAAGGAACATGCCGGCGCGCACCCGAATATCTCCGACGCAGGACAATTTGAGGCTTTTCTGCTCCCGGTTGTACACTTTCGAAAGCTGCGTAAGTCTCTCATTGATCTGCGCCATGTTCAAATGTTCATCTATGGATTCGGACATTTGCAGCATTCCCAGCGGGCAATATTCGCGCTGTCCTGGGCCATGAACACTTCGCGTTTGCCGGTCTCCTGATTGTTCCGGTAAAGTTTGATCCGATTGTACGTGTTGCTGTCAATATCAAGGCTGTAATCATATTCCGTCATCAAGCTTTTGTCCCCGATATAAAATTCCGGCACGAATCTGGTGACGTCCCGCAGGGACAATTCGCCGAAATCATCGTAGAATACGAAAAAACGGCCGGTGGACGCCATGGTGAGCGTGTTGGCTTTTTCGATGATATCCAGCAGCGTTTGTCCATCCTCGACCATGGACGGGATCCGATAGCCGGTGTCATCGATCCTGCCGACCTTCAGACCGAAATCCGCGGCGATCTTGCGGATCACATCTCCGGTGGTGCAGTTTTTGAACACATACGTTTCCTTGTTGAGCAGATAACGCACCTGGTCGTACGCCTTTACACTCCATTCGGCATTCTGGTTCCGATCGACGGAAAACACGTACCCGTAAAACACATTCGCATCTTTCAGCCGGACCCTCACGATATCGCCGTTGTTTACGCCGAAGGCTTTCTCTTGAAAAATCGCGCTGCCGATCAAGGTGAACTCCAAGCTGGCGGGGCGGCCGACCCGGGTGGTCGTCCAGGTGAGGTCTTTGGCGATACTCGATACATTCCATACGTTTCCGTTTTTATTGTCAATCAAAATTTCAAGCATGCGGCCTCACCCCTCAAGTCGGCAACTTCAGCACCATACCCGCCGGCAGCCGCCGCAGTTGGGCATCCGAGATCCCGTTCAGCTTCTGAATTTCACGCCATCTGTTGCCGTCGCCGAGCATCTTTTGCGCCACTTTCCATAAGTTATCTCCCGGCGCCAGCGTGTAAGTTTTCGGCCGAACACGATCGTCGGGGCGGGCTGAAGCGGAACCGTCCGTAATTCGTGTGCCCCCTTGTTCATCCAAGATGCGCACACGAAGCGCGGAATAAAACCGATACTCTTTCAACTTCAGCGTGAACTGAATATCGCCCGGGCTGCCGGCAACCTCCTGCCATTCGAAAGATTCGATGCTGACGGGAATATTGATTTCCAACGATGGGATGACGGCGACGAAACGAATCGGCCATTTCGTATCCCACCACTTCATGATTTTTTCCACATAAACCCGCGGTTTCAGCACAAGAGATTGCGGAGCCGAGATGTACGGATACCACTGTCCGGGAAAAATGCTTTCGATCGTGTATTCGGCCAATCCCCGGTCTTTGATGACGTTGATTTTACCCAATCCATGCACATCGTGTTCGGCGCCGTCGCCTCGGATGCTGGGACCCAGCTGACGCGGGAGAATCGGCAGCTCAAAACCGTCCTCCTGGTTATTCCAACTGAGCCAAATCCCATAGCGGTCAACCATCTTACCACCTCCCGGGAGGTCATCGTGTATTGTAATCGTCGATGCTGATCGCGAATGCGAGCGTGAATCCGAAAGATCGCCGGCAAGCTCCGTTTTGCGTTTCCGATCGTCATGCGAACAATCCTTTCGCAGAGGAAGCGATCTCCTCCTGCAAACGTTGAGTGATATTGGCCACGATCTCTTCGATCGAACGGCCGTCCTGCCGGATGTGGGTATCACCAAACGAAAGCTGCGGCTGAAGCGTCACAAAATTCTGGATGGCGCTCATTTCCGCCAATTCCCGCATCAGTTTGAGGTCTTCGCTGCTGACATCGACGGTGTCGCGGATTTTTTCCACTTCTTCGACCTTTCGGATCGAATTGATTTGATCTCCAAAGTCCAGCTGATCCTTCAGATCATCCAAACCGTTCGTCATGCTGTCCAGTTTGGACTCCAGGTCTTTTCCCCAATTGTATCCGGCATCCCAAGCGTCAAAAGGATCAAGAAACGGAAGTGTGGGTGGTCCATTGACGTTCAAGTCAATAGCCTGATTATTTTTGCCCCAATCCTCTAATTTATTTTGGAGGTCTTCCAGTTCTTGTGTCCAATTGGTGCCGAAAATCGCATCGATGACTTTGGTCGCTATTTTCCCAAGTGAGAGAAACCACGATATGATCTTACCGAACAGATTTTTTACCGCATCACCGAAGCTGTCGAACCCGCCGTTAAACACATTCAGCAGCCATTCAAACATTCCCACAAAAGGTTCAACAAAATGTCTCCAAATAAACAGAATAATCGAGTTGATCACGCCGACGATAATATCCCAAATGACTGCCCCCACAAATGCAAACGCTCCGGCTATGATTCCCGTCGCACTGATTGTCGTGCCTGCGAATTTGTTGATGGCTCCAACCACCGCATAGATGATCGCCACGATCGCGATCAAGGCCAGAATAATCCAGGTGATCGGAGATGCCAGCAAGGCGGCGTTCAGTCCCCATTGCGCCGCTGCAGCCGCAATCAACCCGTTTTTATGCGCATTATCTGCGAATGTTTTAACCCAGGTTGCCGCTGCGCTCAGCAAGGCAATGATCCGGTACGCCGCAATGGCGGCCACGATTCCCCATATAATCGGAGCGATGATAGACCAGTTGCTGGAGATGAACGAAAAAACTGCGCCGACGGCGTCCAGAAGATGGGATGCGGCGTTCGCCGCGATGCTCAGTACCGTTCCCAACGCTCCAATGCCTTGCCCGATAACCGGGTTGTTCAAAACGGCGCTGATTTTTTCAAACACCGGCGCGAATCGCCACATGGTGTTGTTGACGATCTCGTTCCACAACCCGCCGAATGTGCGCGGCAGTTGGTTGAACCGGTTGTTGATGTCGTTCGCGGCGCTGAACATGGCCGCTTTGATGACGTCGGAGGTAATCTTCCCTTGAGCGGACATCTCGGCGAGTTTGTCGGTCCCGACCCCGAGATATTGCGCGATGGACTGCGCCAGCATCGGCACCTTTCCGATGACGGATGTAAAATCGCTGCCGGACATTTTTCCGTTGGCCATTATTTGGGTCATCTGAGTCATCACGGCCTGCTGATCCGATTCTTTCAGTCCGCTTATGGCAAACGTCTTTTGCAGCAATTCCGCGAATGCGATGATTTCATCGTTATTGCTGAAGTTGTGCCCCGCTGCCATCGCCATGTCCGACACCGCGTCCGCCATTTTGGTGTACACCCCGCGCGACCTTGCGGCGGCCGCGAAGATTTTATCCTGCAACTGTTCGGTCGTCTGCAGTCCGTCATTGACCATGTTGAGTCTGAGCTTGGTGTTAATGAATTCATCCGACACGCGCACACTCGCTTTTGCAAAGTCGATGATCTGTTTTATCGACATTTTTTTGATCTCTTCCCACAGTGCGCTCGCCGCTTTTTTGCTTTTTTTCACTTCAGAAGTATAATTGGCCTGATTCTTCGCGGCGTTCAAGATCGCGACATTGGTTTGGCTCAGATTGTTGGTCGTCTTGTTCAGCAACACATTATTTTGCGATACTTTTTGATTGATAATGGAATAGTTATTGATGATCTGGTTCGTCACTTGCACGACCTGCTTCACATTGGAAGACAGCTGAATCTTGTCGGGAACGGATTTGGCCGACGAGCCGCTGCTGCCGATTGACTGCAGGGATCTGCTCAACCGCTCGGCGGCCGATACCATCTGATTCATGAGTCTTACGACCTTCTGCAACTGCTTGTTGACCTCATCGATCATGTCGATTGTCGATGTTATTGACGCCACGCTTCCACCACCTTTCCTATTTAGGGTCAGTCGCTCCTTGCGGGATGGGCGTCCATCGTCTCTGCCTCGGCTTCGATCCTCGGTTCGAACAGCCGACGCCCAAGCACATAAACATAAGAACAGGAAGCATGCGGCCGGCGGGAGATCCGAAGATGCAGCACGCGGAAACCCCGTTCCGTCTTCCCGCAAGCATCGGTTCCTCGCCGGCTGCTGCGTTCCGTGCGTTGACTTCTGCTCATCTTCGGCGGTTGAAACCCTTCTTGGCGTTCGCCTTCCGCTCCGCCTCTTTTTCCGCTTTGATGCGCACATCAATCAGCGCGAACAACGCCGCCTTCTGTTCCAGCGTATATTCCGCGATCTCCCACGGCTTGATGCGCAGTTTGTGGAGGGCGTAGTAAGCGTAGTTCCACTCACTGTCGCCCTCTTCAATCAGTTTTTTACCTCATCCATAAGTTCGTTGATATCCCGGTCGAAGCCGTTTACTTCCTGCACCTTCTGTACGAGCGCCGCGTATTCGCCTGCCAACAGCATTTTTTTGAGCAGATCCTCCGCTCCCATAACCCCGTAGGACTTCTGCAGATCGGCGTTCTTCAGGTCGGGAAACACCACGCTTGCGGCGGCGACTTTCGCCAGATAAACATCCGGCTGGATTTCAATATTGCGTCTCCCGCCTTTTTCCTTGGTCACATGGGTCGCCGCTCTCCGAATCTGCTCATTTTCACCCTCGGTGATCGCGCGAATCTTCCAGGGAATCGGATTCCCGTTCTCATCTTTGAACCGTTCCGATACGATCACTTCTTCAACGATATCCAACTTGACGTTCTGCGCGAAAAAAGCCTGCAAACTGCCCATCGTTCATCCCTCCATGAAAAATTGGAGCGCCAAAAGATTAGGCGCTCGTTACAGCATTGTTCGCTATGTCATTGAACTGATCAAGAAGTTCCACGTCTTCGAATGTGAACGGCAGCTCTTCTTCCAGCATGTCGTCGCTGCCTGCGTCGAACCGCGTGATCACGACGCTGTCCAGATTGCAGTTTTTGAGCACGACGCTTTGTTTTCCGGCATTGGAAACGGGATCTTCGTTCACCACCATCAAATCGAACCAGAAATCCCGGCCGCTTTTCACATATTCGACCATGAGACTGCGGAACAGCGATGTGACATAATAGATGGTTAACGTCCCGCTGCCTGTCCATCCGGTCGAACGCTGCGGTGTGGTGGTTTTTCCGAGCACCGGTACATCGACCTTATTTTTTTCGATCGTCGCCTCGATGGATTTCGCATAGAACAGTTCTTCGACCTGTCCGTTGATGGTCGCGTAAGCGCGCGCCATTTTGCCGCTGATTGCATCCTGATTACGGAAAAATGCCATTTCTCACGTCACCCCTTACCTGACCGTCACGGTCATGTAGATTTTTTCAACACTGTCCACCGGCTGCACCCACTGATTGATCACGATGGAATCCACATCCGCGCCGGGCAGCACTTCCAGATCCGTTTGCGGGTCGAAGTTTTGCACAGCGCCGATGTTCTGATACTGATTGACGATGTTGGTGATCTCCGACTTGAACAGATTGCGGCCGTCCTCGTTGTTCGGCGCTTTGCCGATAAACGACTGCGAGAACACCCGCATATAATCTTTGGCCAATCCGTCCAACACGCGCAGAACGCGGTTTTTGGATAAAGACCTGTCCTTTTCCGGCGTAAACGTATGCAGGGTGTTGATGTCCTGCTCCACGATCGCCCGACCGTCCATCGCCGTGAACAGGAATTCGCCGTTTTGCAGCGCGGCGATGATCTGGCTGTTCGTGTACTTCGGCATAACGTCCACCGCTCCGTCGTAATGATCGTACGTCAGCGACTGATTCGCCGCAGCGCCGGCCGTCGCACCGGCCACCCATGCCACGGCTTGCGCGGCGGTGAGCGTCGTTCCGTCAACGAGCACGACGCCGTTTTTCACCGAAATGACACCTTCATAGTCGGCTGCCGGATAGTTTTCCAGCACGACCTGGATCTTCTTGCCCTCTTCGTCGCGCAGCCGTTTCGCGAACGAAACAAACAGTTCCTTGACCGGAATATCTGTGGACGGAAGCCCGATCGTATTGACATCGAGCACTTCGACCGCCTGGAGATAATCCATATAATCCTGCGCTGTGACACTGCCGTCCGAACCGCCTGTAAGCGGCGTTCCGGCTGTTGTGCTCAAGGTTCCGCTGCCGCTGAACGAAACCCAGCCGTTGTCGACGAGATCGTTGATGGCGGATACGGTCTGCACATCAACTTGTCTTCCGTCCACCACGGTTATCACATCGTATTTGGAATTGTCATCGATGTTTTGTTCGACGACGATCGTGATGTCATTCCCGCGCGCGCCGCCGTATTTAGCGGTTGCGGTCAAATTGGTAATCGTGGCCGAAGCCTTCGTACCGGTATTCAGGCGATACAACAGCAGCGTCTTCGCCCGTTTCGTCGCTTCGCGCACAAGCAACAGCTGCGGAGCGGTGATCGGATAGCCGAGCACATCGAAGGTGTCGGCGCCCGCTTCGATCGTGACCACCTGTTTCGACGGCCCCCAGCTGAGCGTCAGCGGCAAGCTGACGATGCCGCGCGCCCCCATCACTCCGGTTGCCCGCGGTTCGCTCTTGAAATTAATGTACACCCCAGGTCTGACTTTGTTTTGCACTGTCCAGGTTCCACCCGTCATATCAAGTCACCTTCCTCTTTGCAAATTCGTTCATCATAAGTTGAGCTTGCTTGAGCGTATACGTTTCATCATCTTTCATCAGCACGCGCAGCACATCTTTCTGAATGGGCGTGAAACCCGCCGCATTCAAAAATTGCTGCTTTGAAAATGCCGGCGTTTCTTTCTTTCCCGCCACTTTGATCCCTCCAATACGTCTTCCTTCGATCAGCCGGTTCCTCCGAATCGCCCGCCCTTTCCGATCGCAAACCGTCCTTACCGGTCGTTCCGCCCGCACTTCGCGCCTGCGACTTTCCTCCGGCCGGAGTTCCTCCAGTCGCTTCCTCTTACGATTCATGACCGTCATGTCTTTTTTTCCCGCTGTTTGCGTTCTGCTCAATGCCGCGCGGCTCAATAGACTTAACTGCATAGGCGCGAAGTCGGCGTGCGCCGCTTCGAACGAGGTGGAGGAAATGCGCGGAACCGACAAGCGACGCTTTTGACGCCTTGACTATCAAGAAGGTCGTCGCACGGTTCGCATGTCAACCCGGCGGTGATCGCTAAGAACCGGTCTACTCCCGAACACAAAACGGCATCATGCAAAACTGCTTCAAGCCGTGCCACGTGCCCCACACACAACGGACGCATTTGGCCGGCTGTCTATGTTTCGATTCGCTCGTGACCATCCCCCCCAAACAAAAAGAGCCGCATTTCTGCGACTCTTTTCTCTTCTTCGCTTTTCCTCCACGATACCATTATAGAATGGTTTAAGCGCCCGAAAGTGCAAATATGGTGCAAACATTAGCTCCACCCGATTTTTTCTGCGATCGCGTATACGATTTCATCCCGCCAATTGATCGCCGTTCTGCGGCTTACATTTAACTTTAAGGCGATTCCGTCCCAGGTCAGATTGCGCGGCTTCGACCAATAATACAGCTGAACCAGCTTCTTTTTATCTTCCGGCAGTCTCTCCATGACGGATTCGATTGCATTCACCACTTTCTCCATATGTTCGATTTTCCTGTGCGAAACAAGCATGGTGGCGATTCGACCCGTCGGATCGCCCGGCCAGTTGCCGCGCCCTCCTCCGGTATAGTCCGGCGGAGCTGAGGCGTGCAAAATATCGTTTTTCAGTCTGACGATTTCCTTTTTCGTTTCATGATAATCCATCAGTTCATTTTCTATATGTTGAAACGTGCCTTTTCTGAGCTTGACAATCATCATCCGTTCCCCCTCCCCGGGTTCATCCAGTTTTCTTGTGCGCCGACCATTGCTTCCATTCTCTTCATCGCCATTTCCATTCGATAGCTGGGCGCCTTGTTTTCCAGAATCACGGTCGTCTCCACCATCCTGTCCACGATTAAGGCGATACGTCCAAAATTTTCTCCTCTGTTTGACCTTACTCAACGGGCAACACTCAAGATTGTCCGGATCGTGTTTTGCTTCGTCATACAATCAAGTTGTTGATGTATAAGAATCTTGTACATCATTCGATAAAAAAAGATCGTGAATATCGCTGTCCAACACAAGCGCAACTCTATAAGCGTCCGTCAAAGAAGGAGTGGAGTGTCCGTTCTCCCAATTGCTGATCGTCGATTTTTGGCATCCAAGCATATCCGCCAATTGTTTTTGCGTGTACCCCTTCCTCTTTCGT